TCAAAACGGAATATCGTCGTCCAACATCTCAGATAGACCAACGGACACATTGTCGTTCGCTGGCTCCGGCACGTTGTCATTGTCTGCTTCAAGACTAAGGCCTGCCCGCACGTCTTTCACATTCCAGTATTTGCCGTTTGGAACGACACTGATTTCGTCGGTGGTAAGCAACTCACGCTGGCGTTCAAGCCATTCCATTACCGTCTTCGGAAACGGCCGCTGGCCTCCGTGCTGCGTCCACCATCTATGCGCCTTGGTTTGTGCGAAACCAGTGTGCTGAGGACAAAGCCATTCGTTGATCTGCGTATATCCAGCGATGTAGCTGCACTTAACCGACGGCGGCTTGTCGCCCTTACCTTCGTGAAAGTGAAACGTCCGACCTGTCACTTTGCGCCACTCTGCTTCTGCGGTGCTGACAATCGGAACGTCAGCGGCCTGCCGGGTTAGCTTCTCATCCTCATTTGGCGGGAAGTCATAGCCGCAGCATGGGCACTTCATCAGCGAGATGTGCACCTTCTCACCGCAACCGACCGCCCCGTTGTCGTCTGGCACTGTCGGGCAGATCTTGATTGGCGGCTCACCGTTGCCAGCGCTTGGTGCTTTCGGCTCGACCATGTCGACAGGACCATGCCGATCGACGAGTTTCGCGAAATCCAGAACAAGGCAATTACGTTTAGGGCCTGCCGAGATAGCAGCAAGCCGCTCCTCAACAGTATCCAGTGGCGCACCTACCTTATAGAGCGGGCGAGTGCCACGCCCAGCCATTTGGACGTACAAGCTCAGGGATAAGGTCGGGCGCATAAATGCAATTAGATCAACACCCTTATGATTGAATCCTGTCGTAAGAACTGAATTGTTCGTAACGCACTGGATTCGGTATGCTTTGAAGTCCTCAAGGATGCGGCGGCGTTCTTCCTTCGACGTATCGCCCGTTACAGCCTCGCATGTAATTCCGCGGGATCTAAATACGTCGCGCACGTCCAGCGCAGCCTTTACGCCGGCGCAGAAACAAAGCCAGGAGCGACGATCAGCGCCCTTTGCGATGATCTCAGAAACCACAGCATCATTAAGGTCAGTGCGATTGATTGCCTCTTCCAGCGCGCGCTGCTTGTAATCTCCGCCAAGCCGCCCGACGCCTTTAACGTCGTATTCTGTTGCCGTTGGTTTGCTCGTCAGCGGAGCAAGGAACCCGTCTCGGATGCCATCAGCAACTCCGTAGGTGTAGACAATCTGGTCAAAGAGGCGATCCGCGCCCTCATCCAAGCGACCGCTATCCAGCCGATAAGGCGTAGTAGTCAGGCCAAGGATTTTCATGTCCGGATTGATCTCGAGCAGCGCGTCAATGAACTTGCGATACATCGTGTTGCTGTTGATCGGGATCAGGTGGCACTCGTCGACCATAAGGACGTCGACGTGTCCAATCTGTGCCGCCTTGTTGTGAACAGTCTGAATGCCTGCAAAAACAATCTGACTGCGCGCATCACGACGACCCAAACCAGCCGAATAGATGCCTGCAGGTGCAAATGGCCAAACGCCAAGCAATTCCAGATAATTCTGTTCGATAAGCTCCGCGACGTGAGTAACGACCATCACGCGCATATCGGGCCAGCCCTCAACGAGGCGCTGGATCAGAGATGCCATAACCAACGACTTGCCGCAGCCCGTCGCAAGATCAACAAGCGGATTGCCCGCCTCCTCTTGCCAATAGTCGAACACGGCGTCTATTGCTTCTGACTGGTAGTTTCGTAAGGTTAGCATGTTGGGGGCGTTACCTTGTCTGGAAATGAAAGATTTTGGACGGTGGTTCTGTATGTCGTGACGGTGAGTTACGTCGCTTTCTGCTGCCTCATCTTGGGTTGGCTGGTTGCGACAGAAGATACCGTCATTGAGGCATTAGTCGTGCTGGGAGGAACTTACGGAACCTTATTGACCGGCGTCCCGGTACTGATCGCTGTTCTTGTTGCAAAGCAGCAGTTAGATGCTAATCGGACGCAGCATGTGGCGGCGATTAGACGGTCATTCATCAAGGAGATTAACGTGTTATGTGCAATTCGATCGTATGCTGTCGGCGTCATAAACTACAAGGAAAGATGGTTTTATAAGGCATCCTCAGAAAGTGACTACCCTATATTTACAACGCCATCTTTTGACCCGATGATTGTGGATAGTTGGCCCGATGTTTTGCCTTCATGCTTGAGAGATGATATTATAAGACTTGAGTTTTTATGCATGAAAGTCGTCGAAGATCATCCACATCGACAGGATTTTGAGGCTGCGATAGCAACTCCGATTTACTTAGCTGATAAACTCATCAAAAGCGCTGACGAACATCAAAAACAGCTCTCTCAATACTGGTCCTAACCTTTAGCCCCATCCACCCAAACCTCCCCACTTTTCATGCGATAAGTGATCGTCTCAGCCTCCTCATCGACATCGATCTGCTCACCATTCACCATGCCCGGTAGGTACAAATGCGCTGGGCAGCCGTCACGCTGTTCATCGATCGACAAAGGCTTTGCCCATCGTGCGCATGAGATATGGCAATCGCCGCCGCTCTCAGGCTGAGCATGAAGGCATGTGCGGCAGTTCACACGCGGCTGTGCCTCATGATGGCAGACAGCTTTGTGCTTGCAGAACATGCATCCAAAGAACTCCGGGTTTTCGCTAATTCTGCTCGGAGGCGCGTCTGAAAATACGATGCGTTCGCAGCGAGCAACGAGCCGTAAGCAGAATTCCAGATCGTATTCGATGCGCTCTGAATAGAGGCTGTCGCTGTCCTTGCACGACACCAGATAAAGGCACCGGCTTAAACCGAAGGCATGCATTCCAAGCTGACACTGCGCATAGTGCAACGGCTTTGCTTTCTGGCAGCCGTCCTTAACAATCAGCGCGAAGCCCTTGGCATTGCTCGATTTAAACTCTAGTAGGTGCTCTGTCTTCGACGCCTCCGGCACATTCATTGCCTTACCGTCGCACTTGCCGCGCACAAAGCCCGACACAAGCCGGATCTTGTCTTGCTGCCCGTAAACGTCGACGCCGATGCTCTCGAGATCAGCGACGAGCCGGTCTTCTTCAATGTTACCCGTTTCAAACAAGCGCAGCTGACGGCCGCTATGCACCTCGTGGGCCGAAGCCCACCTGAAGCCATACCAAAGCGCCCTGTCGCATTCTGCGCCCGCCTCGCCCACGCTGATGCCCCACGAGTCCCAGGATTTCGCCTGGGCCTCGTAAGCGGCATAAATCGCGCCGACGGTTGTGGACTGTGGTTTGGGGAGTGGTGCCACGGTCTACACCCGCATCGGCATAATTACGCACCTGTATCCCGGCCGACCGGCTGACGTGATAAGCGCAGGCGAACCAGAATCCGCCATCGACATGGTGACTTCATCCGCACTAAACGCCGCCATGAGTTCCGTGACATACTGGCCATTGAAACCAATCGTCAGTGGCTCGCTACTGAAATTGACCTCCATTTCCTCGGTCGCGTCACCGCGATCTGGATTAGCGACGTTCAGCGTCAGAGCATCCGAAGCAAACGAGAAGCGCACAGCACGCCCCCGCTCGCTTGCAATAACTGATGTGCGGCCGACTGCTTCGCGCAGTGCTTTAGCCGACAGGGTAGCGACACGCTCTGATGGCTTGGGAATAACGCGCTCGTAATCCGGATATGTGCCGTCGACGAGCTTCGACACGATGACAGTCGAACCCCTCTCGACCATTACCTTGTTTGACGAAAGCGAAACCGACACGACGCCTGTCGGCAGCAATGACAGAAGTTTGTTAGGAAGAATAACAGGCGCAAACGACGATTCCTGCTCGATACGTGTTGACGCGAGACGATGCCCGTCTGTTGCCGTGGCAACGATATGGCCGTCCTTGGCTTCCAGAAATACGCCGTTCAGGTAATAGCGGGTTTCTTCGGTGCTGACAGCGAACTGCACTTCCTGCACGAGCGAAGCGAGATCGAACTCGATCGTGGTGTCGAAGCTTCCGTGATTGAAGGACGGGAAGTCAGCGGCTGGCAGCGTATCCAGCTTGAAACGGCTTTTGCCAGATTTAACGACCAGATGATTGCCGTCGGCTTCCAAGCTAATGTCACTTGTGGCGCGCTTCGAAATGTCAGCAAGCAGCTTACCCGCAACCGTGACAGTGCCGTCCTGGCTATCCAGAACAGGCAAGCTGGTGCTGATTTCCAGATCAAGATTTGTACCGGTGATGCTCAGCTGTCCTTTGTCCGCGGACAAGAGCACGTTGCCAAGGATTGGGATTGTCGTTCTGGCCTCAACTGCCTTTGTCACGGTCGACAAGGCGTGCGCAAGCTGCGCTCGGTCAAGCGTTACCCGCATGGGTTTCTCCTCGTGTTGGTGGTGGCAGGCACGGCTGGTGACCGCGCCTTGGTTAGATTAGCCCTTAGACCAAGGACGGCTTCCCGCAGCTTTTGCAGGCTGCGATGGCTTGTTGTTGTTTGCCGCTGCAGGGCGGTTGTCATTGGCTGATCGCTGCGCTGCCGCCGCAGGCTGTTGAGCGTCAATGCTCGGCTCAGGCACGTTGTTTTCGTCAGGGAAGAAGTATTTCTTGATCTCGGCACGCGCCGGATACTGGCCGTCCTTTGAAGGCTTGCCGAGGGCTACTCGCACCGTGAACGACTTAAAGAGCAGATCGTCGGTGTCTTCTACCGAAGACATTTCGAGCGCGCGGCAAAGGCTGGCAAATTGCCTTTGACCAATTTCCTGAGCGGTCGGGTTCTTGTTCTCAATGTTGTAGTTGTTGAACAGCTTGCGATCAGCATATTCAGCGGGCTCGAGCACCTTCAGCGTTGTTTTCAGAATGGTGCCGCTGCCGGTCGAAGTCGGCACCACGTCGGCCGCCTCGATTTCCATCTTGTATGTGCCGTTCGGCAGTTCGGAATAGTCCGACTGCGTCGTGTCGTGTTGGGTGGCGTCAAACGCCGTTCCAAGTCTCGCCATGTGTTAGTTCCTCGTGTTGGTGGTGTGGTGAATGCGCAGGTTAAGACTTTGCGCGAAACACGGTGGGTCGGACAAACCCTCCGATGAAGCCAAGCGCAGCGCCGATCTGCCAAAGTGACATGTGTCCAGCATTGATGCTTAAAGCGGTGAGGAATGCCTGCACTGTTTCAGTGAAGAAGAAGCCGACAACCCATCCCGAAAACGCGCCAAAGAGAACGCCGATCAGCGGTGCAAAGAAAAGAATGGCGGCAACGGTAACCAGTCCAGCTAGTGCTTTTTCCATCAAGCAACCTCCTGCATCGTGTCCGGCCAGTACTTCGCCAGCTCGGTGAAGCCCTGCCCTTTGCGGTATGGAACGGCGTCGGGCATTGAATACCGGTTCTTGGCGTTGAAGCCTGCGCCTTCATTCAGATGGATCTGGCGCTCTTTGCCGCCCTCGGCATGGGCGACCTTTGTCTGGCGCGCGACTTCCTTTTCCTTGATGGAAACTCGGTAGTTCATGAACGCCACAACATCAGACTTTTCTCGAACAAGTGCATTAGCGCGCTTGTGCAGTTTCGGCTGGTACCTCGAATATGGATCTGTCGTCGGGCTGTCGAAGCGCACAATCTCGGGGTGAGCGAGGATGACCACATAAATGCCGGCTTGAGCGAGCGCAGACAGGGCCGACATGAGCTCATTCCATTCGGTGTCGGCTTCCACGTAGCCTTTACCGAACCCAGCTTCCTCAATGCTGTTGATACCAAGGCGGGCACATGTCGCAGCCCAGACAAGCGGTTCGAGGCCGTCGGCACTGTCGATAATCACGGTGCGCCGATCATGCTCAACAGTCAGCAGTTCGCCGATAATGTTGAGCAAATCTTCGAAGCTTTCAATTGTGCCTGGCGTTGCCATTTCGATATCAGATGGCGGACGCTCGCCTTCTGTGGCCAGATAAATCGGATCTGGAAACTCAGATGCAAGGCTGGTCTTGCCGATGCCGTCGACGCCATACAAAAGCATGACCGGCGGGTCGTTTCTCTTCGTCGATTTGAGGCTTGATAGGCTGATAGCCATAAGTAACTCCTCGTGTGTGGTTAGTGGGTAAGTTGAATGACGATCATCATGGCCAGCAGGATGATCGAGCCGATCAGCCAGACTGGCGCCGATGTGGCCAGCGTGGGAAACCGTGGGTAGGTCATTGGCCACCCCACAAATAAAGCAGGCCGTAGAAAGGCAGCACTGCGTTCCAGAAAATGAAGCCTGCCACGACCAGTAAAAGCCCAAGGGTAAACCCCGTGAGAGCCAACGAACGTGCAATCTTCCCGGTGCCATTACCGGCTGGCGTGACGGCGTTCACAACAGCACCCATGAGTAAAAGCCGATGCCCAGCGCTAAAGCCGCGACAACTGCCAGCCCCATGACGAAGTGATCACCAAGGCCCAGCGTAGTTTCGCTGGACAAGATCCGGTCGTCTTCGACGGCGTAGTCTTTGAAAGGCGCCGTCATTCGGCACCGTCCTTATGAAATCTGAGCATAATACCTCCTCGTTCCCCGCCGCGATTGCAGCGGGGCTGGTTGGTTCATCGGTGGGATTTACTGGTTAAGCGGCGATGCGCGAGTACGGCTCGTCGTGAGCGATCCAGTGTTCGACGGCATCCTTTGCCGCCCTCAATCCGAGACCAGTTACAGATCGCAGCTCTTTGATCGCTGAAATCTTCTCGCCCTTAGCAGCGAACCGTTGCCATTCGTGCTTATAGGATGGTGCAGGCTCACTCACCTTCTGCGTCAGCACGTACACGCCGAACTCCTGGCCCTTATGGATACCGGCTAGACGCGTTGCTTCCTTTGCGGCCAACGTTTCATTTGCATGAACATGAGGCGCTGCCGAGGGCTTTGGCTGGCCGTTTTCAATCAGTGCGACGATGGCGGGTTTTGCAACTGGCGCGAAATAGAACATATCGTTACGCAGAATGAACGGGGCCGGTGCAGCAGCTTTGACAGGCTCGTCGACCCATTCGGCGATGAGGTCGAGATTTGGCTCATTGCCTATCCAGCGTGAGCCGTGAACACCGTCTTTCTGGAAGATGCGGATCCCGATATCACCGGCTATATCAGCAGCAAATGCATATGAATCATTATTTCGTGCCATCAATGGCCCAGCCTTACGGCCATCACGCGTGCAGTAGTATTTGCCTGCTTCGATTTTGAGGGGGGCGGCGACAAAGTCAGATAATTGTGCGTGCCAATTGCGCCCTGTTTCTCCCCATCCAGTAAAGGGCGCATCGAACAATACGCGCGCATAATTATTATTGATTTTCTCGATGACACCGATGGAACCGCTATACCGACCATCGCCCTCATTGGCAGTCAAACGCACCCGATCACCGACCTTGAATGTCTGCGCCTTCGCAACTACAGGCAGAGTTTCAAATTCATCTGACGCCAAATACCAGTTGTCGCCAACGTCATCGATGACCCAAACATCACCACCATCGACGGTTTTTACCTCGTAAAGTCCGCCTGCGCGAACGTCGATCTGTGTTACCAGGCTTCTAACCTTATCTCCAACTTTCACATTACCCATCAAGCTACTCCCCTCGTCTTTGTTGATTTTGTCAATTTCACGCCCTTGGTGAAATCGACCGGAATGACATTGGCTTCTTCTGTTCCGATCTCAGAGCCGCCACCGCCGTCGCCATTATTGGCCGGTGGTTCGACTTCGAAGCGCGAAACCTCGATCGTCCCAAGGCCAGTACCTGGTATCCAGAACCGCACTGTGAGGAACATGCAGCCGTCTCGATCGCCGATAATGATCCCCTTCCAGCCTGTCAGCTTGTGGGTCACAATTGAGCCGGGCAGATCCCAGCAGTCACCGCATTCGCAAGTCACGCTGCACCCCGCTTCGTTCTGCTGAAGGACACAGGAGCGTTCGAAACATACCGACCATCTTTAAGGACGGCACTGTCTCGGGCATGCAGCTTCTGCGCGGCTGTTCGATAAGGCTTGCGGTTTGTCGTGTCCCGCTCGCCAGTCCGCGTGAATTTGGTTTGGTAAGCCTTGTGGGGCTCACGCAAGGTATGGGATTTCATTGATATTCCTCCTTTTAGGAGGTTGATCTGTGGCCTGCACATGCTGGCCAACGTGGCTCAGGCTGCGATGGCGCCCGGCTGTTCGTAATTGTCGTTCGCGGCTTCCAGCGCACGGATGCGTGGCATAGCGATATAACTGACGCAGTGATTCGCCGTGGACCATCCACCGTTCGAAACGCACCGCACAACGATGCGGTCGGCTGTAGATTTTGGGATCGGTCGGCGGAGAATTGAAGCTACAGTCGATCTGGGCAAGCTAAGCGCATTTCCGATCTCTGTCGGGTTGGCGCCCACCTCGTGCATGCGATGCACTTCTTCTATGGTTTCATAATCTTTCATGCTCTCCTCGTGTTTGGTGTTGGTTGACAAATGGCTTCGGTGAAGCCATCTGTCTTGTCGCGCGGGGTGGTACTCGCGAAGGAACCCCCGGTGTAGAAGTGGCGCAAGCCCTCCTCGTGTAAGCCGGGGTATTACGAGGCGGAGCGAGCAGCGGGTGGTGCCGGCTCATAAACTCCGCCTTTAAAGTTTTCGCCCTAATATCTGGCGCAGGGCTTATTGCTCGTGTTTGGTCATCATCCAGATATGACGGTCTGCTGGTGAGGCAGAATGAGGGTTAGGCCGATTTTTTACGCCTTGCCGTTGCTGGAACATTATCGTTACCAGCTGAAGACGACGGAACAGAACCCGCATCGATATCCAGGCCAAGATACATTTTGAGGATGATTTTTGCGCGCTCCCGCTGACGTGCGGTGGGATGACTTGTACTAATCATGCTTGCGGCGAAGCTGATTTCCCACGGCGTCATTTGACGCAATACGGTTTCAAGCAACACAAAACCGAGCGCTTGATAATCAGTATATTCGGGCTGTCGATCAGTAAGCGGAACGCTGACTGGACGATTACCGGCCTTAATGTCAGAAATTGCTATTTCCAGGCTTTTGGGATCAGATTTGACTAATGCTCTAGCCATTCACATTCTCCTCTGTGATGTTAAGCAGCGCTTCAATTTTTGATAATGTGTCGTCGTCGGCTGCTGATAGAGCGGCGACAATTCTTGCAACCCTTGCCGATGAATTGCTAATTTGTTGATTTTGTTGATGGATTTTTCCAACCACGTGGTTGGAGTTTTCTATGTGCTTTGGAACAGAGGCTGATGCTTTTGCCTTAGACCGTCTCTCCCGTTCAGATTTGGCTTTCTTTTCCCTGATCTCTTCAAGGGTAGCGTCGCCATTTGCTAGCATCATGTATTTTCTGGCTGTTTCATCACTCAGCCTAACGTGCGAGAAAAGAAAAGCCGACCATCGCATTTCGCGGGTTTCTTTAAGACGCTTCTGTGCTTCCAAAAGCTGAATACCGGCTGCAATGTAATGCTGTTCGGCTTTATCAAGGGCCTTGTCGCCAGCCTCGACGCGAGCCTTTATTTCGCGGCCAACCGTGTCGATTGCTATTAGTTGGTTAGCCACTGACTTCTCCTCATGGTTGTACTTTGTTTGGTTGCATGCTTATGGGTAGATGTCGGTGGGGAGCAAATAGCCACTCTGCAGCTTCGGCTGTTCTCATGTAGGCGAAGCGGCGCATGACTGCGTTCGCTGAGAGACGGCTTCAACCGTCAGAGCTTAGAGGTATTGGCTTATGCTGAAACCTAAGTTGGTCGCAGTTCGTGCTTACGTTCGTCTGCGATTTGGACGCTCAGAGCATGTCAGTGCTCATTGGCGGTCGTGGCCGGGACAACTGGCCTTCGATTTCTAGGCTGGCGTTACAAACCAGCTCAATCCCCACCGGCACCTATTCTTTTGTTCTATATGCTTCTATTCCTGCGCATGCTTATGGGTAGATGTCGGTGGCCGCTCTTCCGAGTGCTTGTTCTGTGTGGTGTTGGCAAACGTAGGTCATCCTTGAATGGCCACTTATCAAAACACCCACCAATCAACACGAGGAACAGCACCATGAAAAAGATTATTGAACGTCTCGTTCACGTACGGGCTCATGTACGGTTCAGACTTGGAAAGATTGAGAACGTTCGAGAGCACACCCGCTCTTGGCCTAATCAGCTAGCCTTCAACTTCTAAGATTGTACGGCCACCGGCACCCACTAATAAGCATGCGAAACATCGCCAGCCTCATATGCGAGGCCAGCGCTCCTGTTGGTCTACGGTGGGTATTTGTCGTTGACGGCGAAAAGCGCTCTGATCGAATGGGTCATGATTTTCTCCTCGTGTATTGGCTGGTCGTCTTGGGATTTTGGTGCTTGGCAGATTTACTATCTGTCCGGTCGCGGAAGCTCCGGCTTCTCTTTGTGCAACTCATTCTCCTTTTGTGTGTCCCGACATTCTTTGTGTCGGTTGATGATTGACTTATGCGATAAACAAATAATTATGTCAACTGGTATTATGCGATATTCGCAATATATTTGTTGAGCAATATATGCGAAAAGGCCATATGGCTAAAATATACTCAGCTCAGTGGATGGAAGACGCTCGCAATTCTGCGGGACTGACTCAGTCTGAACTGGCCGATCGTATCGGCTTGAGCCAAGACAAAATTAGTAATGTTAAGCGCGGAGTGCGTAAGCTTTCCAGCGACGAAGCCACTCGTATTTCAGAAGTTACCGGGTATCCGCTGCCCGGTCACATTAACCCACTGGATGTATTAGGATACATTGGCGCTGGCGCCGTGGTTTACCCCATCGATGATGGCGATCCCTTGTATTCGCTAAATATCGAATACCCCCTTCCACCGGGAACGGTGGGCGCGATTGTGCGCGGCGACAGTATGTTCCCCATTTTTGAGGATGGGGATCTAGTAGCATATTCAGGCGAGACGGTTTTACCTGAAGATATGATTGGGGAAACCTGTATTGTGCAAGTAACTGATGGGCGAATGCTTATCAAAACGATTCGGCGCGGGTCATTGCCTGGCCTATATACACTAACCAGCTACAATGCCCCCGACATTGTGGACGTGTCGTTAGATTGGGCTCGATCATTCTATAGTCGTATTTCTCGCAGGGTTTGGCGCAAGTTTGTACGCTAACCCTTGCCCTGACGACTGCAAATTGCGCTTGATGTAGGCTTAAAAGCCGAACGCCTTTTCAATTGCTTGCACACGCAAAGCTAATAGGGCTATTGGCGGAAATTCTTCATCATCCCATATAATTCCTGACCACCTTTTATGATCATATTTTGCAAGGCTACCAGCGATAACGATAGCCTTTTTTCGCGCGTCTAAATCGTTAGCATTTCGCTCAATCTGATCCATAAGCGCACTCACCTCATCAGGCTCGTCTCCGCCCATGTACTCTTCGATCAAATCGGATGCCTTCTTATGAAGCCGTGCGAACACCTCAACTACCGACTCCGATCCGTCCAAGGCTGATTTCTCGCGCAAAAGATCATCAATATTGGATCGCGCCTCTTCGTCTAATTTTGCCGGAAGCGATAAAACTTTAGTAAAAAACAGAACGGGCGTCACGAGAAGTAAGCCTACTATAAATGACGTCTTCGAAATCACGTCGCCCATGAGCGCGTCATACCCAGACCAAGCGCCCACAATTAAAGCTGCTACAACTGACAGTACTGCGGCAACGATCATTGACCGCGGTCCACCAAATCCCAAATCGCTAAGCGTCTCACGCCATGCGCGGGAAATAATTTTATTCCAATACTCTCTCTGCATGCTGCCCCCACTCGCTTTAGAAGGGGCAATCTACCTAATCTCTCCATTGATTCAATCTCCTCAACACCCGCATCATTGCTGGACGCGGTCATATTATGCGTTAATCAAAATCCACCGCAAGTTAAAATATTTGATTTTCGCTATTTTTTGACTTGACGAATTTATTTGATTATCGCATCTTTCTTATCGCAGCCAGCACGAAGACGGCCTCACCAGCTTGATCTGCTGAACCAACCAAACACGAGGAGTAACCCAATGACGAACGCGAAAACCCCGAGAAGAAGAAGATCGCCAGCACCTCGAAAGAACGAAGTAATCGGCGGCGGATTCTTTGTATTCCGCCGTGGCAAACTAACCGGCCGCGTCAGCGTTGCCACTACCCTACCGTATGAACACGGGTCGTTTGAGCAAGCACTGGCGGAGGCAACGCGCCTCGCCAAGCTCTGCCCAGGCGAAACATACGAAGTTTTCCAGACAAGTGGCGCGATCGCCACATCCAACCATGATGTGTTTCTCGCCGAACTCCGCGAGGCCGGTGCCAGCGTTGAGACTGTCGCTAGTGAAGACCCCGAGCTGGCGGAGGCTGCGTGATGAACCGCGCCCTGCTGGAAATGCTCGCCGATATGGAACCTGAGCTGCACACCGAAGTGCATCGCGCAGGCAGTGACGAACCAATGCGTCGTCCCGACCACCGTGCAAAGAAGCACGCTCGCCCAATGCCCTGGATACGATACGCAGCGCGCGAAGCCGTTGAGATGACGGTTGTCATTGGTTTCTTTGTGACAATCGGCGCTGTTGGGCTCGGCGTCACATGATTTACCGCGAAAGATAGCGACGGGGCGTAGCGCCCCAGGATTTACCAGTCATCGACGATCCGAGCGTTTTCACGCCACGGGCCGTCACGGTCACCAAAACCACACGAGGAGCATCAATTCATGTCTAACAGACACACGCACATTCTTACCGCCGACGAGTTCATTGCTCAGGGCACCACAGCAGCAGCAATCCTGTCGATTGCCCGTTGGTATCGCGTAAGCGACCCGGCAACCGCCGCAAAGATCAAAGACATTGCATATGACGTGTCGCGCAAAACGGGCGAGAAGTTCCGTATGCGCCGCGTGCGACCGGCCAACGACAATCGCCGTCCTTTCAAGCGGAGGGCGGCGTGATGGACAGCCGCGGCAACAGTATCGACGCTGCTTATCTCAACGCGTTGCGGCTAGGCCCGCAGCGCATAGGCCGGGCTTCTGTTGGAAGCACTGGGATTCCTCTGCCCGTTGCTCGCCGTCTGGCGGCAACAGGTCGGGCCGTCGTCGTGGGTGATGAGGTGCGATCTATCAAGGCGGCGGCTCGTCAGGGTCCGCCAACAGATTAAGATAATTGGTTATCTCTTCGGCTTCATCGCGCCGGAGATTGCAACAGAATTGGCCGTTCAGCTTCGCAGGTTCGCCCGTTGAGAGCTTAACGACGGTCCATGTTCCATCCGGCTCTTGCCGCTTGTCAAAATGAAATATCGTCATGGCATCAGCAGTTTGTTGCTATGCAGATCAGCTATTATTCCAATTCGCAGTACCCTACGTCATTTAATGATGACGTATCGGATGCCTATTCCATCGAATGTCGCAGTGATTAAACAGATAAGCCATCTCGCTAGCTTCGTCCTCTGACAAATCGTGAAGCAGCGTTCCATTCACGGCTGCTGGCAGAGCATTGTTAGTATTAACAACCGTCCAGCTACCGTCCTGCTCTCTGCGGACATCATATCTAAGGTCAGCCATGCCACTACCCTCCATGTGGACTAACTTTCCAATCACGAGACGAAGTTTAATTTCAAATCCCGTTTGGTCAATAGCCCACTAAGCCGCTAGCGCCTCATCCAATCCGTTGAGGTACTCAATCAGTTCTTCGGCATCGCGCTTCTTAAGCGAGCAGCAAAGCTGCCCATTGAGCGAAACCGGATTCTGACTGACGGTTTCCTTTACGGCCCAAAGACCATTCGGCTGTTCGTCCAGATAATAAAAGTTAGCTGCCATTGCGAACTGCGGCGTCATCTCAATTTCCTCAGTTGTGGGGAACCGCCGCGATAACGCCGACCCGGAATCTTTGTTCCAAAAAAATCAAGAAAAGTGAGGAATCAACATGCATAATGAAAACGACAACGAAGCTGATTTGCTTATGGGCGTCGAGCCTATCGCTAAATATCTAGGCGTCACAAGGCGCCAAGCGTATCGGCTTGTCTACGATAAAATTATGCCTAGCTTTAAGCTCGGTGGCACCGTTGCTGCTCGCCGATCCAGCCTCAAAAAATGGATGGAAAGTCTGGAAGCAGAGCACGCCGCGTAA